TTATCTAATAAAAGATTATTTTCAACATACTTACCTCTATCTTCTACGTCAGAAATAATCATTCCTTCCATTTGACTGTCGTTAGTTAAGTATGTGCTTGGGTCATCATTTCTAAATGCTTTAACCAGTGCACCAGATCCAACACCCGCGGCTATGGTACCAAGGCCCAGGGCAACTTTACTACCTAAACTACCCCGTAATATATTTGGATTTTCTTTTAGTGCTGTTAAAAATTGTGTGCCTTTATTTTTTATTTTAGATGCAACTCCTTCAGTCTTGTTCATGTCTTGAGCAAATTTTTTAGGGTTTCTTTCTAAAGCTTCTTGAACCTCATCAACACAACCTGTTCCACCATTTGCAAATCCAATACGACCACCTGCTTTTCTAAAAATTTGACAAACGGCTCCACCTTTTGCAGCATCAGCTAAAACATCTGCTCTATACTGTAAAAAATTATCTGCCATCCGTGTAATTAATTTTTCTTTACCTTGTAGAGATTTAAAAGAAACTTTTGCATCTTTAAATGTATCTTGTAGATCTGGATTTTTTATAAATTCAAAAACTCTTTTGTATACTTCTGGAAACTTCGCAACTGATAAGTTAGTTTTTAAATTAAATGGTTTAGCACCATAATCTTTAATTTTACCATCTGCTGTAATACCACCAAAATCTTGTGGTAAATAACTTTGTATATTAACAATTGCCTCTAATGCTTTTTTATTTTTTGATTTAAATGCCTGACCCAATACTTTATCAAACTGTGCTTTAAATGCTCTTTGATTTAAAAATTCTGGTAATGGTTTTATTCTAATTAAATTATTTGCATCTTGACCTTCATCTATTTGTCTTAAAAAATTTAATGGAATAACGTGATCTAAATTACCAGCAAAATATTTACCAAATGGTTGTTTTTTTACTTCTGCCATTTGGGTATAAAAATTTTTTATTTTATCTACTACTTGTTTTTTTTCAGGTTTACCTTCGTAAGCTTCCGTAACTAAATCTATTACTCTATCTTTTAATTTAACGCCTGAATTTTTTATAGAATCACGAACTGAGTTTAAAACATCGTCATTATAATTTTTTAAATAAACTGCACCAGAATCTCTGCCTCTTTTGTGAATGTCTGAATATAAATACTGTAAAGCTTTTTCAGCTTCTTTTCGCTTAATATTTAAATCTTCTGATAAAGTAGATAAAGATGCATTTTCATTTAACGTTAAATATTCAAAAACTTTTAATTTATTTTTATCAACTTGTTTTAAAGAGGATTTTATGCCACCTTCTAAAAATGATTTTGCTTTACTATAATTTTTAAACTCTTCTGTTTTTTTTATTTTATTAAACTTTGTTTTTAAATCGTCTAAAGAACCAAACGATCCTCTACCTTTATTATCTATTAAACTTGGTGTATAATTACCAGCTTGAGTTTTTGTAACTCTAAAACTTACAAGTTTATCGTCAAGTTTATTAACTCTATTTAATTTATTAATTTTATTTCGTAATTTTTTTAAACCCTTTTCATCATCTGCCATTACGACGTGTTTTGGAATAGGTGCTCCCCCTAATTTAGCTGCTTCTAATTTAGTTAAGGGTTTTGCATAATCTGTCCCTTCAGTTAACATTCTTTTAACTCTTGCAAAATTTGTAGATGGGTTTCCGTCTAGCTCTCTTACTATTTCTGTAATACTAGGGAGTCGTCCTAACTTTTCTGTAAGTCCTTCAGAAATTATTCTTAATTCTTCAACAGTTGGCATTAGACCTCCAGGATCTTAGCTAGTCCGCCTTTTGCTGCTTTGAAAGGTGATTTATATGACTTCATTGAATTTAAAAACATTTCAATTAATTCATCAACAGTTTCTTTTCCAGTAAGTTTTACACCACCACCAATAAACATTTCTGCTCGCTCGTAATCAATTTGATTTTTACCAGGGATTCTAACTTTGTTTATAAATTCTGCAGCTTGTAAACCTTGTGGCATATCAGCAATATTATCATACATACCATAACTACCTGGACCTGATGTATCTCTTGTTCTAATAAATTTATCAATAACTCTTTTATCAACGTCTCCTAAAAATTTTTCAGTAATTGGTCCTGTTCTAAATGTGTCTTCTTGCTTAATAAGATCTACATCATCAGCACCTTTTCTAAACAGATTTGCAATACCTGAGAATACACTTTTACCCAATCTAAAACCAGCTCGACCACCGTCTGCAAGACCTATACCTAATTTTATTTTTATGTCTTTTATAAAATCTGGATAGTCAGCTGGATTTTTTAAAACTTTATTTAATTGTTTAAAATATGCAGTTTTTTCCTGGCCAACTAACGTTCTGTCCATTGCAATTTTTTTATATAAATTTGTAATATCTTCTGCTTCAATACCATATTCACGAAGTGCTCCGTAACCCATTGGTGTGCCTTTATCAACAGACTTATTTATGTTTGCAAGTTTTTTTGCAAGACCAAAAGCTTTACCTGCTGATCTGCCAAATCTAAAACTAGCTCGACCACCTTCTGCAAAAGGTTGTTCTGGTTTACCAGGTGTTTGAATATCAAGAAACCTTGCAGTATTTCTATCAAACCTTGGATCAGTTGGTTTATTACCCGCAGCATCTACTACGTCATCTAAAACTCTTTTTGTAAATTTTATAATTTCATCACCTGTTGCACCTGTTGGTAATGCCTCGGCAATTTTTGGACCAAAGTATTTTTCAACTAATAAAATTGGATCGCCACCAATTCCACCACCGCCTTCAGTAATAAATTTTACATCTTCTGCTGATATAACATTTCCTAAACTTGTTTTACCTGCATCATCTACTTTTAAAGCTTCTACTAAAAACTCTCTTGCCGATGCACGTTTAGCCGGTAAATCACCTTTGTTACCAACTTTACTTAAAGGCCCTTCCATCATTGCCTTTTCAAGTTGTCTTGCTAAATCATCTTGACCTTGTTCTCTTAATTTACGAAACGTTTCTTCAGCTGATTGAAATGGTGTTGCAATCTCATCTGAATCATCAAAAGACATCACACCTTCTTTGTTTCTTTTAGCGACTTGACTACCAACATCTTTTCTCATCGGTAAAATAGTTTCTGATGCCATTACACCTTCATCGGTCATGTAATCACCTCTAGCTCTTAAAGCACCTAAACCTTCTTGGTCCAGGTTCCTGGTCCCTGTTGCCATGTCCGTAATGTTTGAGATTTGTTTAGGGTAATAAAATTCTTCTAGCTTTAACATGTTATTATAAAGCTTAGTTGCTTGAACATCGTTTAATTTGTCAGCAGTCAAATACCCCATCGGGCTTTTTAATTCGTCTAGTATTCTTGATTTACCGAGTACGCCTACAGCTTCCATGTTAATATCTACATTGATAAATGGTTCTGGATTACTGCCTCTACCTAGAAAAGTAACATTAGATCGGGAACCAAGGACATCGCCCATATTCCCACCTAGTTTGGAATAGAGTTTTACAATGTTTTCTACTAATTCTTTTTTAGCCATAATACTTTACACGTCCTCGTACAATAGGCTCTTCTTGATAATCTTCAGGATGTCGAACCAAACCACCCTGTCTAATTCTCATGATGGCTTGTGTTGTACTATCCACATAGTCATCATATTCTCCAAATGGGAAAGACGCACATTCTTCGACCACTTCCTGTGCAAAGTGCTCATGCATCGGTGCCCAAATTTTGCCACTTTCAAAAAGCGGGGCAACGGAGTTTAATCTTGTGTGTTTATCATTTCCTTTTGACGGTGTAAAGTTAATAACCGGTATATCCATCTGCCTCAACTCATGGGTCAAAGGCAGTCCTGTAGCTTTAGCCTCGATTATTACCATGTCAGACTTCCAATCTCGATACTCTTCTAGTGCTACACGCCGGAGTTCTGGAAAGTCATAACGGTCTTTGAATGCGTTAAGTAAGATTATATTCTGTCCATCAGCCTCGGTTGTAAAGACACCCCACGTGGTTATAGCTGAAAAGTCAGAAGTTGTTTTTTTGGTAAATGCGGTGTCGTATGATTGTACGATATAATCTAATGGTGGTGGATATTTTTGAGTCCAGTCTTGCCACCATTCTCGTTTAAGTATTGCCCCTTCTTCTGCAGTGGGTTCTTGCATATATTGAGCTAGCCAGTTGCTAACCGGTATAGATGCTTTAGTCTTAAGTAATTCTTCCTTGGTCCAGTATTCCGGCCACACGGGTTTTCCATCGGGGAGCAGGGCTGGTAATTCAACAACCCCCCTCTGATCGTGACTGGGAAAC